AGTGTTGCATTTACAAATGCAACAACGATTGTTGCAACATTTACTTTATCAGTAGATGGTACTTATTATTTAAGAGCAGAGAACAATGATGGTTTAGCTGTAAGATCAACTAATGCATTATTAACTGTATCTGATGCACCTGCATGGACAACTGCTGCAGGCAGTTTAGGAACTGTTGCCGCTTTAGGATCTATCAGCTTTACAGTAGCAGCTACCAATGCAACAGCTTTTGCGGTACAATCAGGATCATTACCTGGTGGTGCAAGTTTAAATACAAGTACAGGTGCAATCACTGGTACTGAATCAGGGTCAAGTGCTACGACTACGTATACATTTACGATAAGAGCAACGGATGCACAGGGCCAAACAGCAGACCGTCAGTTTACTATAACAGTATCTCACGGTGCAACAGGAGGAGCACAGCTAAATTAACATGGCAACAGGATACGCATATAGAACTTTTGGAACACCAACAGATGCTAAAAAATGGACTTTTAGTGCATGGATTAAAAAATCAAGACAGCAAGGTGTTCATATTTTTGGTGGTGGAGCTACAGGTCAAACAGGAGATGGTCATAGTTATTTAGGATTAATATCAGAATTTTATGGTACTTATTATGATGGTTCTAGTTCTCAATGGGCTATAATTTCAAATGCTTTACATAGAGATGTAAACGGCTGGTATCATTATATGTTTGTTTACGATTCTGCACAAGCAACAGCATCAAATAGAATTAAAGGTTATATTAATGGAGAACAAATTACCTCTTTTGATACTGTTTCTTACCCATCTCAAAATTATTCTACAATGTGGAATAATAGTGGAATTACACATTACATCGGAAGAAGAGGTCAAAGTCAAGATTTTGAAGGTTCGTTATCTCATATTCATTTTTGTGATGGTTATGCTTATTCTCCTTCAGACTTTGGAGAAACAGATTCAACAACTGGAGAATGGAAAATTAAAACTTCTCCTAGTGTTTCTTATGGAAACAATGGTTTCTGGTTATTTAAAAATGATGCTTCAATGACAGACCAATCTCCTAATAGTAATAACTTTACATTAAGTGGTTCAATTACAAAAACAGAAGATTGTCCAAGCAATGTTTTTGCTACATTAAATCCTTTAGGTAGTTGGAATGATACTGGTAAAGGAACTTTTGCAAATGGAAACACATATTGGACATCTACAACTACAGACCAAGATGCTTGTCTTTCAACTTTAGCTGTTAATGATGGTGGTAAATATTATTGTGAAATGAAAATGATTTCAAAAACTGGTGGTTATTGGAATCCTGGAGTTTATACAGTTACAAAAAGTACCTATGGAACTTCTCCAAATTGTTTTATTAGAACTGATGGAGTAATTTATAATAATGGAAGTCTAGCTGCTTCTGGTTTAGCCAGTTGGAGTGCAAATGATATTTGTGGAATGGCTTATGATGGAAGTGGTGGTACACATACAATTCAATTTTATAAAAATGGTGTAGCTTATGATAGTGCTAAAAACATTTCTAATTCAAGCAATCTTCCTCTTTTCTTTGGAGCTGGTACTAATGGTGGTTCTGTTTCAAATCAAGTAGCATTTAACTTCGGCAATGGTTACTTCGGAACTACAGCAGTAGCTTCAGCAGGGACAAATGCAAGTAATAATGGTATATTTGAATATGATGTACCAACAGGCTTTACAGCTTTATCAACAAAAGGATTTAACTTATAATGGCATACACAACAATTAATAAATCTACAGATTATTTTAATACTAAACTTTATACAGGTAATGCAACTAACCCCACTACAATTTCTGGAGTAGGTTTTCAACCAGATTGGGTATGGACAAAACTTAGAGCTGGTGGAACAGAAGGTCATAGATTATGTGATGCTGTTAGAGGTGCAACAAAAGATTTGTTAACAAACGATACTAGTGCTGAACTTACAAATACAACAGGTTTAAAATCATTTAATTCTGATGGCTATGTTATTGGTAATTCAAATGGATATAATTTTAATAATGGAACATTTGCATCATGGAACTGGAAAGCAAATGGTGCAGGTTCAGCTAACACAGATGGTTCTATAAATTCTACTGTTAGTGTTAATACAACAGCAGGATTTAGTATTGTTAAATTTACAGGAACAGGTGCTAATGCTACAGTTGGTCATGGTTTAGGTGCTGTTCCTAAATTTATTTTTGGAAAAAATACAAATAGTGGTTCTTCTGCTTGGCCAGTTTATAGTTCTGTTTTAGGTGGTACTAAATATTTAAACATAAATACTACTAGTGGTGAAGGAACATACTCAGGATATTGGAACAACACTAATCCAACTTCAAGTGTTATTTCAATAGGCTCTCATGGAGATGTAAATGGATCTGGTAATAGTATGATTTATTACTGCTTCGCAGAGAAAACTGGTTACAGCAAGTTTGGTTCTTATTCTGGTAATAATAATGCAGATGGAACATTTATTTATACAGGATTTGCTCCTGCGTTTGTTATGGTTAAAAGATATGGTGGTGGAACTCAAAGTTGGGGAATAGTAGATAATAAAAGGTCAAACTATAATTTAATTTCTGCTATGTTAAATCCAAATAGTAGTGGCACAGAAGGTGGTAATAATGGAATGGATTTATTATCTAATGGTTTTAAAATGAGAAGTAGTGATGGTAATTCAAATGGTTATTCAGATGGATACATCTACATGGCATTAGGTCAATCATTAGTAGGAACTAACAACATACCAGCAACTGCGAGGTAAACCGTGTTAGGTATTACCGCCCTCTCACAATCTCCGATAGCTTCATTAGGTGGAACTAATGTTAATATAGCTGTTACAGGTTTACAACTTACAGGAAGCGTTGGTGCTTCAACTGTTATTGGAAATGCAAATATAAATGTAACAGGTATTCAATTATCTGCTAACATTGGATCAATTACTGCAGCATTAAATACTCCTGTAAGCGTAACAGGATCTCAATTAACAATGGCTATGGGAGAAGAAACTCCTGTAGGAAATGCAATAGTACCCGTTACAGGATCTCAATTAGGTTTATCGCTTGGAACTTATTCAGTAAGTGCTGATGGTAATGTAAGTGTAGTTGTTACTGAACATGATATGGTAACATCTATCGGTACACTTCAAAGTGTAACAGGAGACGCAAATGTTACTCTTACTGGAAATCAAATAACAGCTACTTTAGGTGAAGAAACAGTAGATGTTAATACTCCTGTAAATGTGACAGGTTCTCAATTAACAACGGCAACAAATTCAGTAACAATAGATTTAAATACAGAGGTTTCAGTAACCGGTATTCAATTAACTGGATCTATAAATGGTCCGTTAATTACTGCTTGGTCTAATGTAGATCCAGGTGTTACGAATACTTGGACTGAAGTAAATAAAGGAGTTTCTAATACTTGGACTGAAGTTGATAAGGCAGCTTAAAAAGGGTATAATACAGAATTATGGCATCAACATTTTCATCAGATCTTAAACTTGAGCTTATGGCTACGGGTGAAAACTCGGGTACATGGGGTACAAAAACAAATACAAATTTAGAACTTGTTCAACAAGCAATAGCAGGTTTTGAGTCTATTACTCTTACAAGTGGAGGCACTAAAACTTTAGTTATGAGTAATGCATCTATTTCTAATGCTAGAAATATGATAATTAAATTTGCAACTATTACACTTGCAAGTTCATCAACAGTAACAATACCAGACTCTATAGAAAAATTTTATATATTTGATTGTTCTGCAGTAACTAATCCTACAAACCTTACGATTAAAACTGCATCAGGCACAGGATTTGTACCAAATGCTTCTAAAATATTTGCAGCTTATGCCGATGGTACAAACTTAAACGAAGTCTCATTAGATACATTAGGTGGTAGTATAGGCACAATTTCTATAGCTGATGATGCGGTGACGAATGCAAAAGTGGCTGATGATGCAATTCAAAGTGCTCAACTAGCGGATAATGCTGTTTTGACCGCTGCCATTTCTAACGTAAATGTGACAACGGCTAAGATTGCTAACGATGCTGTGACTGCTGCAAAACTACAAAGAAAATTTACAATTAGTACATCAAGTCCATCAGGAGGAAGTGATGGAGACATTTGGTTTAAATATTCATAGGAGTTTAAATGGCTAATACCTATGGCAAAGTATCAGGAACATTTCAAGAGATAGACAACGCATACGGAAAAGTATCAGGTACTTGGCAAGAAGCAGACGAAATTTATGGCAAAGTATCAGGAGTTTGGAAATTAGTCTTTGCAGCTTTTCAAGCAGGTTCAGTTCAAACACTAAGTTCTGGTTCTGGAACTTTTTCAGTTCCTCAAGGGGCTAACGCAATTCATATTCAAGCAAGTGTTGGCGGTGGTGGAGGTTCTATTTTAGGAGCCGACTACGATAAAGCAGGTGGTGAATCATCTGGTGCTGGTGGAGGGTCAGGTGCTTATGTATCTGATAAAGTATTTAGTGTTACTCAAGGTGAAACTTTAACTTATGGTATTGGTGGTGGTGGAGCTGCAAATAATAGTCAAGCAAATAAATTTAGTCTTTCAGCAAGTGGAGGCGCAAGCACTACATTATCTGGATCAAGTGCGGGAGCGATATTTACTTTAGGTGCAGGTGGTGGATCTTCAGGAACTGGAGGTGGTGTTAAAGGACCTCTTAGATCTAACTCTGCAGGATCAGGGGGCTCTGCTTCAATAAGTGGTACTGCTATTACATCAGGTACTTTTAGAGATTCTGATGGTTCTACAAAAAATGTTACAACACTTACAAGCGGTCCCGTTGGATCATTTAATCAATCAGGTAATGGTGCAGCAGGTAGTAATAATGGAAACTGTGGTGGAGATAACTGTAGAATAGGTGGATCAAATGGTGCATCATCTTATGCAGGAAATATAGCAGGAGGATCAGGTGGGTCTTCTTCTGGATCAGGAACTGCAGGCGGTTCAGGAACAAGAGGTTCTGGTGGTGGTGGTGGTGCCGCACAAACTTCAGGAGCACCTGGACATACTTTTGCAGGATCAGGTGGTTCAGGTGAAATAAGATATAGATTCTTACGAGTACAGTAAGTGTTTTTAAAACCAAAAAAAATTATATTTAATTCAATATTAAAATCTTATAATTTAAAAAATATTAAACCTAATCAATCTAACAATAATCAAAAACTTATAGATCAACTTGAGATTGATATAAAACTTAATGGTTTATTATGCCCGTTAGTTGTTAATAATGGTGTATTAATTGATGGCCATCATCGATACGAAGCTATTAAAGATTTTTGTACAGAAACGCTTGTTTATGTGGTAAAGGATAATGATATGGAAAAATTATTATCTAAACTAAATAGTTATATTTGGTTTGATCATTTAGGCAAACTTGATGGAGACCGTTAGAATATTAGGTTCTTTAATAGGTATTTCAAAATTAAATAACTTTGAAAAAATTAACAAAGAATTAATACCTGTTATTGAAAAAGATATTTGTCCTCCTAAGTACAGGGATAAATATTATAAATCACATGAAACTGGATTTTCTTTTACTTCTGATAAGGCTGGTCAACTTGATTCTTTTGAATCTTTATACGGAGACCAGCTACAATTAAATAAAAAATTTAAAAGTTTTTTTGATGAACTTAAAATTAATTTAAATAAATTTTTAGAAAATTTAAAATATAAGAATGTTAATTATTTTATTACAAAATCATGGGTAGCCTACACCGATAAAGGCGATCATATATCAGCTCATGATCATGGAGCCAGTCATTTTAGTTTTGTTTACTATGTATTAAAAAATAAAAATCATTCTTCACTTACATTTTATGAGCCAACTCAAAGATTCTATATGCCAGAAGCTACAGAATGGAATGATCAAAATCATCAAAGTCTATCTATTAATAATGAGCCTGGTCAGTTAATTATATTTCCTAGTTCACTTAAACATGGTACTCAAAAGACAGAAGAAAAATCTCCCCGTATATCAATAAGTGGTGATATCATCATGACTTCTGAAATGAACAAAATAAGTGAGATTTTAATACCTCACCCTGACACTTGGATGAAGCTGTAAAATGATGTAAAATGGCTTATGCCTTTAAGAAATGTAAGAATAGCCCCAGGTTTTAATAAAGCAGATACTCCTTCGGGAGCAGAAGGCCAATGGATTGATGGGGACTTTGTAAGATTTAGATACGGACAACCAGAAAAAATAGGTGGCTTCACGGCTATTGGTCAAGAAACTATTTCAGGACCCACACGTGCTCAACACACTTGGACAGACTTAGAAGGAAATAGATATGCAGCATTAGGTACTTCAAAAGTTTTGTATATTTATTATGAAGATAAATTTTATGATGTAACTCCTTTAGCAACAGCAATTACAGGAGCAACTTTTACATCTACAAATGGATCTAATACAGTTACTGTTAACAAAACAAGTCATGCTTTAGATGTTGGAGAATATTTAACATTTACTTCGGTAACTTTACCTGGTGGTGGAGCTACAGGTTTTACTGTAGCAGATTTTCAAAATTTTACCTATGAAGTTTTAACAGCACCAAATTCAAACACTTTTACTATTCAAATGAAAACAAATGAATCTGGTACTGGCATGACTGCAGCGGGATCTGCAAGTATAAATCCTTACGAAGAAATTGGTCCGACAATTCAAACGTATGGTTATGGTTGGGGTACAGGTACATGGAGTAGAGGAACTTGGGGATCTGGTACAACAAGTTCAACAGTTATACTTGATCCGGGTACATGGTCTTTAGATAACTTTGGACAACAATTAATAGCCACAGTAAAAGATGGTAAAACATTTGTTTGGAATCCAGGACTATCTAACCCTCTTGATAATAGAGCAGTAATTATGTCTGGTGCTCCAACAGCATCAAGATTAACAATCACTTCAGATAGAGATAGACACGTTGTTCATTTTGGAACTGAAACAACTATTGGAGATCCAACAACTCAAGATCCCATGTTTATTAGATTTAGTGATCAAGAAAACTTTAGCGTTTATCAACCTACCTCTATAAATACTGCAGGTACATTTAGACTGGACACCGGAAACAAAATTGTTGCAGCAGTATCAGGTAAGGATTACAATTTAATTTTAACTGACCAAGCAGCTTATACCATGCAATTTGTTGGTCCTCCGTTTACTTTTTCTATAAGACAAGTTGGTTCTAACTGTGGCTGTATTGGTCAACACGCAACTGTATATGCGGATGGTAAAGTATTTTGGATGGGAGCAGGGGGAGGATTTTTTGTATTTGATGGTACTGTTAAATTACTTCCATCACTTGTTGAAGACTTTGTATTCACGACTACCGGATCAAATGTAGGAATAAATTATTCATCTAATGAAATTATTTATGGATCACATAATTCTTTATTTAATGAGATTATTTGGTTTTATCCAGCAGGAACACCTTCAGGTAATCCTGCAGTACAGAATAATAGAGCTGTAGTATATAATTATGTAGAAAATACTTGGTCTACAATGACTTTAGCTAGAAGCTCTTATGCAGATGCTAGTACTTATGATGTACCTTATGCAACAGAATATACATCTACTGCAACTCCAACAATTTCTAATATAAGCGGAGCAACAAATACTTTTGGATCATCCTTATATTTTGCTCATGAAGTAGGTACAAATAAAATAGCTTTAAATGGCACTGAAACAGCAATACCTGCATATATTCAATCAGGAGATTTTGATTTACCAACCGATGGTGATGGAGAATACTTATTAAGATTAAGTAGATTTTTACCAGATTTTAAAAACCTACAAGGTAATGCAATTGTTACAATTTTCTTAAAAAACTTTCCTATTGATTCTGGA